TTAATTCCATACATTTCTATTGTACCTGAGTCTATGTTTCCGCTAGGGAACTTAAATTGTATTGCGTCTATCGCACTAGTGGTATTAAAATATCCTGCAATATACGCATTGTCTGAAAAATCATCACTACCACCATCAGACGCTGTTTGTGTAGTAGATGTAAAATGTTTTACAAAAGTGGTGCTACTTGGGTCAAACAAAAATAATTCACCACTAACATGTTGGTCTGCATCTGCTACTGCAGTGTTTATAGACAAAGGTTGAAAACTTGTTGATTGAGCAAGGTCTCTACTTGTCAAATATCTAACTGCTGCACTAGCATCATTTTCATAATGATAAGCATCAAAAAATGTAGAGGTTAAAGTAACTCCATAAGAACTTCCTGTATTTGTGCTACATTGAAATCCAAAGTCTACATTACCATCATGACTAGGATGTATTTCAATAAATCTAAACTTATAAATGTTATAAGTATTATCTATACTACTTGTAAAACTTAATGTGCTACTACTAGATGCTGTTAATGTAGCTAATTTTTTTTCTGCATACTCTAATCCTGCCACAGAGTTAGTTCCTGTAAAAGTATAATTAGCGGTTAAGTCCATTGATGCAGGTTGTATCTTACTTAATGCCATATAATGCTATCCTCCCTGCATCTATATCGCCACTATCAAATTTAAATTGTACTGCATTAACAGCCGAAGTGGTATTTGCATAACCCCCTATATAGCTGTTAACAGAATACGCATTTCCCGATGCTCTATTAGTATTTGCTAAAAAGTGTTTTACAAACGTAGTTGATGATGGACTAAATAAATATAATTCACCACTAATACATTCATCATTTGCATTACCAACTTGTTGTCCTAAACTTTGAAAGCCAGTTCCTTGTGATAAATCTCCTGCTGTTTCGTAACCTAATGCAGCTTGACTACCATCCTCACCATGATAAGCGTGTAAAAATGTACTAGTTTTAGCAACGTTGTAATTACTGCCACCATCAATACTTACATTAAATTCAAACTTCTTTTGGTCAGTTTCAGGATGTATGTTTATAAATCTAAATATATATGTTTTATATGTAGCGTCTAAAACTACACTACTAGCACCATTAACAAAACTAATTGTAGCATCAGAACTCGCATCAATATTTTTAATTAAAAATAATTTTTGTGTACTCCCTACTCCAGATATAGTTCCAGTAAAAGCATAATTATCTGTTAAGTCAAAAGAGTCTGCTGTTAATTTACTAAGTGCCACTATACTACTCCAAATAATTGAATTGTTCCATCATCCATATTACCACCTGCATCAACTAATTTAAATTGAAACCTTGTCAAGGCAGATGTAGTGTTAAAATATCCTGCCATAAACCAAGATTGAGATATATCACTTTCCCCAGAAACATTAGACATAGCCATAAAATGTTTTACAAATGTAGTTGAACTAGGATTATATATTCTTAACATTCCAGAAGTTGATTGGTCATTATCTCCACCTACATCATCTATTAATTTTTGAAAAGAAGTTCCTTGTGCTTGGTCCATAGCAGTTCTATAGTCTGTTCCCGCAGTGCTGTCTGATTCAGTGTGATATGTTCTAAATGAAGTCGATGTAATTGTTTGGTTGTAATTAGTATTTGTTCCTGTATCAGCCTGAAAACTAAAATCAACTTCACCATTAGTTGCAGGGTGTATATTATTATAAATAAATAAGTATTCTTTATAAGTGCTATCTATACCTGATGTAAATGATACAGTTGCAGTTCCTGCTGATATAGAAGATTCTTGAATTAATACTAAAGGTGTTTCATCAGCTAATCCCGATACTGTGCCACTAAAGCCATATGTACCTGCAAGATTTAAGCTATTGGCTTTAACCTTGGATAGTGATGTAATAAACCTAGACACCTACTACCCCTTACTATTTGCGTCTTTTACCGATTTAATATGTGTGTACCAAGAACCTGTCTTATCTAATTTACCATCATTAATATCGTGCCACAATTTATCTAATTGTTCGTTATAAGATAAATATTCTTTTCTTCTTTTTGTTAGCACAGCATCTAGTGTTTCCTTAGTATTACCTGCTGTTTCGTATGAGGCAAGTTGAGAATCTGTTGGTTGTGTAAGACCTTCAACATTCCATTTTTTTATATAAATGTTTCCATCTCCATCATTTGCTAATCTAACATCATTTATAAAATTAATAGTTTTTGAATTTGCTTCACAATAAAGTTTTATTTTTGTAGCTAAAGTTGCCATTCTATGTATCTCCTAATCTAACAAATGTTGCATAAGTTTGATTTTCACTCGAATTACCGTTTATGTAAGTTCCATTATTTGTATTGTAAGTAAATCTTACTTTTATGTTTGAAACATCTGTGACATCAAGCAGAGACTCACAAAATATGGCTCCACCTATCGTGGTTCCTGTATAATCAAAATAATTAAATTGTTCTGCAATATCACTATAGGAAGAATTATTTGTAGTTGCTTCTATACCTCCACCAAAATAAGTATCACCATTAGCTGAATGCATCATAACATATCTAACAAGATAAAATCCCGTACTTGGAAAACTAAAAATACCAGAACTTTCAGACATACCAGAGCCAAGAACTCCATAAGCTGTGCTGTCATTTCTTTCCCAATTTGAACTAATAACAGTATCAGCATTTTGTGAAGGTGATGTAATTGCAGTGGTTAATCTCCATTGGTCTGCTACTGTGATACCACCACCTTTAATTAAAGAGTAATCAATTCTTTTTAATGTACCTGCATCCGATACTAAAAACTCATCTGTGTCTGCGGGTTCAGCAGTTAAAGCTGTTTGCCCTGATATAATATTATTATTGAGATGTTCACTTTCTATAGCTTCATCTACAATAGAATTAGCTGTGACAGAATCATTAGGAACATCAATAGTTCCCACTGCTTTTGCTTGATGTATTACATAAATATTATTTGTTCCACTAGCAGGTGCGGCACCGAATGTCAGTGTAGTGCCTGATAAACTATACGCTGAGTTTGGGTCTTGACGGACATTTTCTACATAAACTTCTATGTCTAATGTAGAACCAGGTGCAATGTCTAATGTAAATGCAGTTGTACTGCCATTACCACTAAACCTTTTACCTTGTAAAGACTGAAACTGATTGGTTGTATCTATGGGTGTACCAATGTATGACATTCTAGGTTATCTCCATAATTGATAAAGTTATATCTGCAGCACCTGAAGCTGTTAACGAAAGGGTATCAGTTGTTTCCATAACAACTTTATTCCCTGACAATAATTCAAGTGTACCACCTACAGGTATAGGTGCATTGGTTACTAACTCAACTGTTTGGTTAGCCTCATTATTTGCACCTGCTCTGTTGGAAGTATCTGATCCTAAACTTACTGTTGCAGTAACTTGTGTTGTTGTTGTGTTACCTATCATAATTCCAAGAACTACTGTTGTAGTAGAACCTGCTACTGTATAGATAACATCAGCACTAGTTACACCTGCTTTTGTTACTACTTTAAATGTATTTGCCATTTACCCTCCTATCCTAATGCGATTGCTAATGCAGTAGGGTCCTCTGTTGAAAATCCTTGTGCTGACATTAATGTTACTACTCTAGATAATGCTGCTTTTTTATTTGTACCACCGGCACCATCATCCACTATTATTAAATCAGATGTTGTTAAATCTGCTCCAATGTCGGAGCCACCATCAATCTCTAATGCTGTTAATGCTACTTTACCTGCTGTCGATATTGTAGCTAATTTTGTATCTGCAATCGCAGCACTTGATTTAATATCTGCGTTTACAATGTTTGTAATTGTGTTGTTATCTGAATCTATTGATTTGTTTGTTAAAGTATCTGTTGTTGCTTTACCTACTAATGTATCTGCAGCTGCCGGTAATGTGACAGTAACATCTGCTGTTGACGCGGGTCCAATAAGAGTCACTGCATTTGTTCCGTTATCAGTATCTTCTTTAAATAAAATAGATCCTGCCGCAGAAGAAGAACCTGATAAAACAGGCGCTGTCATAGTTTTGTTAGTTAAAGTTTGAGTAGCAGTTGTTCCTACTAATTCTTGATCACTACCATCTGGTAATGTTAATGTGTTCGTGGCCCCTGCGGAGTGAGGCTGTGCTTGTAATTTTTGTGCGTGAGCATTACCTGACTCACAATAAAGTTTTAATTGAGCTCTAGAACCACTGTTAGTTTTTAAATCAATTACACCACCAGAAACTGTAAGATCATCTCCAACTGTAAAGTCTCCATTTGTAGTTAATCCTGTATCGGCAACGTGTGTGATATTAATATCAGAGTCTGCACCAAATTTTAGAATAGCTGAGTCTGATCCTAAAATTAAATCATTAGGTAGAGTTACGTCAGAGCTGCCATCTTCGTGCACTGCTTTACTAGCAGGCATTGTACAAAATACATCTTTTGTTCCCGCAGAAAAATTAACAGCACTATCACTATTAGAACTAGATATAATTGTTGTTCTAGCTAAAGTATCTGGTGATGCGTCTGTTAGGGTACCTAAACCAATTTCAAACTCTGCTGAACTTCTGTGAACAATAGCATAATAAGTGGTGTTGCCATCTCCTATTCCTGCTACAAAAGTTTCAAAATTAGTTTGAGCTCCACCTAAATTAATTGTACCTGTACCGGTCGTAGTGGTGGTTTCTTTAACTCTGTCGTTTAAAACTAAAGCCATAACCTATTACGCAATCCTTATTATAGCTGTTGAAGCACCCGCTGCAGGAAACTGAATAGTAAAGTCTCCGTTAGTAGCAGTTTTAGTTCCTCCAAAATCTAGCACAACTACAAGCTTATCACTGTTCGTATCGTTGTAAATAACAGCGCCTACTGCTGATAAAGTTACTGATGAAAAAACTTCATCGGCAAAATCAACAAGAGCTGTATTACTTGCAACTGAAACGGCTTGACTATCTAAGGCATTTCCACCAGCAGAATAATTAGTACCAGAAGAAGAAACTTCATTAGAGGTAGTGTATGCAGTGCTTGATGTGGAATATCCAGAGATGTCTGTGTATAAAGCTATTTTAAAAGTATTGCCACCGTTGGCAAAGTTATGTGTGCCAGATAAGAGTTCTGATTTGAATGCATCTGGTATTATGTTAGCCATTTATAGTCTCCTTATTTCATTTTTGGTTGTGGTGATTGTATATCCAAACGAATCGCACCACTAGTGTATTCGTCTCTGCGTCTTCGGCCTTGTTGTTCTGCCGCAAACGTTTGAAGCCCCTCTTGATAAGATGCTTCATACATTTGTATCATATTATCTGGTCCTTTCAAGTATTTTAGAGTTTCTACCATGCATCCGTAGATTAACATATCTTGAAAATTGTTAGATAAAAAGGTAGTGCTAGAATCGGAGGTGGTTATAGTATCTGGTTGTTTTATATAAGCTAGAGTTATCTTATAAGCTGCGTCGGGCGTTGGAGCCACAACCCAGTTATCAGAGTCCCAATGAGCATAATACCTAGGAATAGCATAATCACTAGAGTTATCTGGATCAGGGAAATATTCCGCTAAAAAAGAAGTATCAACTTGTTCTAAGAAAAATTGATCTGAGGTTGTGGGATTTGTTAGTTGAACGTATCTGATAATTCTAGTGTCAGAAGGCACAGTTACAAATCTATTACCTATAGTTAAATCTGAATTTGCATAAAATTTTGTATCATCAGAATCTACGGCTCTAAATATTCTGTTCTCTACATTCTTAACTATCACTGTTAATACAGTATCAGTTAAAACTCCACTATCAGTTTCTGCGTAGTTTCTAATATTAGTTTTTAGTTCGCTAAAAGTCATTGTCATGGTGAAATTGTTACGGGCCCTGCAGACGCGTTTTTGCCCCCTCCTTTTAGATTTCCTGTTGTTGCTGTATCTGTGTCTACACTAAAAGTGTAAGTGTCATTATCAACTTTTGTTATTGAATAACCTGCAGCTTTGTTAATATTAGTTGCTGTTATTCCATCAAAACTCTCTACATCTCTAAAACGAACAGTATCGCTTGAAGACCTACCATGATTAATTTCTGTAACAGTTATGGTAGAAGAACTTGCACTACCTGTTTGAAAAGAATCTATGTTTAATAACACGGCAACACCTGGCTCTGTTCTATCTACTCTAGCGTTTTGTAAAGCCTCTGGATCTGCTCCATGAACTTGTAATTCTAATTGTGGTTGTTTAGATTCAAACTCAGAGAAATGAACCAAAGAACCGTTCCATTCTTTAACCATTTCATCATATGGAAACTCCATACCGCTTCTATCGGATATAGCCTTAGCATATTTACCTCTTGCAAAATTTGTCATGTTCCTGGAAAGTATACCTTTGGTGTTAGATAAGTGCTAGTAGAAGAACTGTCTTCTGTAAGAGCCCTGTTTAATTCATCTTCATATAATAATTTTAAATTCTGTGATCTATCAGGAGCTATTTTTAAACTTAAATAATAAGCTAATCCTGCACACATGCAGGGTATAAAACGATACACTACATCTGTCTGATTGGTGTAAGCACCCGCGTCTTCGATTCTTTTTAAATAATAAAACTTTAATAAATAACTAGCTCCTGAAAAACTACTACTAGGTGTTTGATATAAAAAAACACTAGGAGATGTAGTCCTGTCTACATAATATTGACTAGGTGTGCCTTTAGATAGTTTGTTTGCAATAGAAGAATAAGCAGATCTATCTATTTTTGTAATAGGTGTATCTACAGGGGCTGTTGTAGTTGAATTATTTCTAACATATGCTTCCAATATTTCATTTACATTGCTTGGAAAATTGGTGCTATCACTTGTTGTATTATATTCTGCTTGTCCTTCTACTAAAGGAACAGAAGCTAAATCTACTTTCCATAAATGAAGACCTCTATTTCCCCACTCAGAAAATAATATATTTAAAGATCGTCTAGCACTTTTTAAACCATAACCGGTTCTAGCTGTTGCTCCGCATCTTTCGTATGCCTCTTGAATTATTTCATCTATGTCAAGGTCAAAAGCTGTAGTGCCTGATGTAGCCATTTTTTAACCTTACTTATCAATAAATATAGTAGCTGCGTCTATGTTTGTGATTGTAGAAACTTTCATTCCGCCAGGAAATAATACTCCATCTTCTGGAATGTTTGTTGAAAATACATCACCGTTTGGAACATCAGCTTGAAACAAAGTTGCGCTATCTGTGTTGTCTTGTAGAATAATTGTTCCTGCTCCACCACCATCAGATGCTAAAATAATTCCTCTGAGTCTAGTTCTGCCTGCAAAAACTACTCCTGTCGCTGTGACTCTAACTGCTTTTACGTCGCCTTTACTTGCCATTTTTTTCTCCTTTGTATAGGAGCCCTCTAAGAGGGCTCCTAATTAATCATTAACTTACCGCAGCACTAAATGGTGTTGCTGGTGTTCCAGTACATCCTGAAGTCACATCAACTTTCCATTTACCTGAAGCAAGAACTGTACATACAATCTTTGAAAAAGTAACACCACCTTTTGTACTACCGTTTAAAGTAATAGTGTCAGATGTTGAGGCTGTTTCAAAACCAACGACGTTATCAGATGAGTCATCAATAAAGACAGCACTTCCAACCATTACGTCAGTTGCGTTTGCAGCTTGTATAACCATGTCACCTGTCTTTGTTACTGATGCAAAAATTTCAATAGTAGCACCGACGTTGCTTAGATTGTTTAAGTCTGCTCCTGGTCCTGCGACTGCAGAATCAGAATTTGCGTTTGTTGCTGGTAATGTGTAAGTCACTGCACCCGCAGCATCGTTATGTA